TCCTAAATCTGGTTGTACTTGATAATTTTTTATCCTGTCTTCTGCTATCTTAAAATACTCCTCATCTAATTCAATGCCTATAAAGTTTCTGTTTAGATTCTTACAAGCTACTCCTGTTGCTCCACTTCCCATTAATATCGTTAAGTGTTTTTATTTTGTTGGTTTTTTCTTTCTTGGCTTCATATATGGTTTACTTCGATCTTCTGTACATTCGTCGCAAGTTAATAATAATGCAGTTTTTCGTTCATTGAATCTCCAAAATAATCTTTCTCGGTCTGCAATTTCTTCTAAACAAGAAGTACAAATATGAATTGGTTTTGGTTTCATTATTCTGTTTTAAGCAATTTGCAGACTGGATAAGAAACATGTCCCGTCGTAATCCAATATATTGGTTCACTGATATATCCTGCATCGATTAGTGTATCTAATACTCCTTCATTTTCAGAATAGTTTTTAATGATTGCTTCATCTGTGCCTAATTTTTTTATATCGGGTATATTAATCGTTGCAGTTAATACGGGAGAACTATCTTCAGTATCAATTAATCTGATTGCTGTTCTTCCATTGCGATACTTACTAAATATTACTTGACACTTATATCCTAAGAAATTAATCATATAACAGATCCTCCAAATAATCTGGTTCCAAACCAGCATGCTCCATTAATACGTCATCTGGATGATATCCTTCGTTGAGTACTAAATCACGCATCATATCAATTAATTCTTGAGCTTCCCATTCTGTTAAATCATCTCGGTCCATTAAAACTTTTTTTAAGTCGGTCATGATGTTATGATTTGGTGCAATTCAATATATTTAAAGGGTATCTCAGTTGGATATTCATCTCCCTTATTGAGTATAGTTATAATTTCTAAACCGAAGTCTATGATTTCAATAAAGTATTTTAATATTCTTAGGTCGTATGCACGAAATCTAATATTTTTCATAATGATTTAGTCTTATACTAATATACAAAGAATTTGTGAATTATACAAGTTTAATTTGATCAACATGTTTGCATTTTCTACGAAATCCAAATCCAGGACATGTACAATGATACCCACCACGTTCAATAGTAATAGTATATTTTTGGTTGGATGAACTAGATTTTACTGTTATGATTTTGTCTTTAGCTTGAGATTTTAGAACTGCTTTCTTCCAGTATTTCCGGACATCATTATATGTGAAATTATCTGGAACTGGAATCCATCCTTCATTGCATACAACTACTTTTCCACGTGGAAGGTTAGCTATTGCTGGAAGATTATAGTTTGTGAATGTCATACTATTCTGAAATTTACGATTCTTGGTTTTGCAATGGTTTTTTGATCTTCATTACAATGATATCCATTATCTTTTTCCCAACGACTAAACTCATGCATCCAGTATCCGGTCCACTCATCATAAGTTATCTTTTTCCCACAATTAATGCAAGTAGTGGTATTATTGATATGCTCATATGTTCGTGCCATGATTCTATTTTTTTATATTTCTACTCCCTCTCCCAATGCCCATGCATATAAGTATGCATCATTGAAGATCCATTCTTCTATTTCATCATCGTCGATGATGTAATTTTTTGGTACGAAGTAACGAATGTGGTCAGTTAGAACTTCACGATTTTCGTCAATGAATGTTTGAATGTCTTTTTTCATGATATATAATTTATAGTACGAATATAATACTAATTCTTGAAAGATACAAGCTTTTCTTCACTTATTTTTGAAATAATTTGTATGTTATTATTGTTTTTATTTATTAAAATATATATTACGAATTTCATGTAAATTATCATCATTGTTTAATCGAGATTGAATATTTTTTGAATGTCTTGTATAGTGTTCATCAGCTAATTGAAGTCTATTGTATTCTTTTTTAATACCGCTGCGTGAAAATAATTTGACAAATGTATTTAATATATGTATATTCTTTTTTGTTACAGTTAAACTTTCGATTGAATCTGCACACGTGCATGGAGTAATATGTGGATAATTTTTATAAAAATCTTCTAAAGATATGGTTGATAAACCCGTATGTAGTATCTTAATATACTTTAATTTTACATCAATTGGTATCGTTTTCATGTATTTTGATTTGAATTCAGAGAATGGAGTTATTTTACGATTTCTGTGGAGTGCAAAATCTTTGTCAGAATAAGATAATCTATTACTTAAGATCCAAATAATTAATGGTTTAATCAAGTTTCCTGCTTTACTGTAATTATAACTTGTAGTCTTCCTATCGTTATGATTCATGCAGATGGATCCATCTGCCCAAAATATTCCAGCCTGTTTGCAATACGACATTAGTTCGTCATACTGATATCTAGTGTCTATTTGTATATAGATATTTTTCATATTAAGAAGTATTTATCTTTTAGTTGCTTGAGTTCTGGATATGCATTGAGTTTTCGTTTAACATCTCTAGCATTGATTTGGATTGCGATTTTCATGATGCTTTCTTTTATAGTACGAATATAATACTAATTCTTGAAAGATACAAGCTTTTCTTCACTTATTTTGAATGACTTTATTTGTTTTATAATTGACTATTAGAGCATTATCTAAAATTAGATTTGTATTGCGTTTTGTTATTGTATCTTTGCTATTACAATTATTGATGTCCATTAACCGTGCAACTGATAAATCTTGTACATCCGGATCTTTATATTGCATAGTAGTTTCGCAGTTAAATATTATATGTGATTGGACAATATATACTAAATTAGTTTCTATTACTACTAAACTAAATAAATGCGATTCTCCTTTGCGTTTTGGTCCAACATTCTTAAATGTATTGCCGTTGGTTAACTTCTTTACTTCGATTTTAATACCATCTATAGTAATTAGATCATGCCCATGTGCATTAACGATTAGTACTTCATTTTCTTTATAATTATAATGCTTCTGAAATATATATTTAGAAATATGTTCTGTTACTTGATGGTCTAAAAAGTTGATTTCTTTAATCTTTTTATGTGGTATTATTTTACCATTCACTGTTATGATATCAGTGGCTTTAATGTAAATAGAATTAGTCCCGCGTATTACGCTATTTGTTAATACTAATTCTTTCATAATTAATTATTTTTAGTGGATATAAAAAGTTACTTGCTATATTTTTAGAAAGAATGTTTGCTGGATATAAAAAGTGAGGTCGATGTGTTTGCCTACTAGGTGTCCTCTAAAATTTTTTTCTCCTGCTTCGGTTTACAATTAATTAGGTGGAAAAGCTTAATTACGCCATTCTCTAGTCGGCCATTTTACAAGATCAAAGTACACATACGCCGTTGAAGTAGTCGATAGTAGTTTTGTCTGTTGTTATATATAGTGATTTTGGTAGTATAGTAGTTAGAAATGGATCAGTTAATTTTTTTAGTTCAGAGTTCATTTTAGTGGTGTTTCTTTTTTTGTTTATTTTCGGAAATTGATCCGTCACTGTTTACAATGTATGTTTTTGATTTCATCAGTTGCTATTTGTTTTTTGGTTTAGTAATCCACTGCCATATATTATTCCAAAAGAACCCGAATATGAGCCCGCCAATAAACGAAATGATACAAGAGTATGGACTCGGAATTGCTAGCAATGTTATTATTGTTGCATATACTATCCATACTACTATTAGTGTGCTATACTTTTTCATTAGTGCTATTTCTTTTTTTGTTTATTTTAATATTTGTATGAATATAAAAAGATGGTGTACCATCATTAAATACTACTTTTATATAGTCCTTTGGATCTGAATCGTAATTGACAGAACCAGCGGTTAGGTCAGATTCTTCTAATTCGAAGCCATTTTCTGCTCCATTGATAATTGATTGTTTGTTTTTTGGGTTTTTTAGAATTTTATAAACCTCTTCTTTAATTTTTGTCAATAATATATCCTCTATTTCATCTGGCTTCATTATCCGCTCTATATCTGATAATTTGTCTATTGCAAGTGTATTTAATATTACTTTCATGATTGTTTATTTTGATTGAAGTAAATGCTTATTGATTGTTTTTGCGATTTCAAATATATTTGATTCATCAATATATTCAGCTGACTTGCCATACATTTCTTTGAACCTTTCTGATTGGTTTTGGATCATATATGACAAGATTTTAGTATTTGTTTTCCTGATTTTCCCGACCATTTCTTTAGTATGCCTTATGAGAGATGTCCTATCTGTCGCTCGGTTGATTTGCGGTGTACCATCACTAATGTTAATGAAGTACTTATCAACATTATTTGGTATTTTGTTTAGTTGATTCAGAATCGAACCAAACACCAGTCCTTCAGGAGTAGTACCAGGACATTCAATTCTTGACATATAGTACTTCAAGTGATTTAGATCATGTATTCTACTATCATATATATAACTAATAAATACTTCACCTTCTCTGTTTGATTGGTGATTGGTTGTTCTGATTGAAATTTGGACATCAACTGAACCAACGATACTACATGCAACAGCAATTGCAGTTGCTGTTACGATCGATTCATGAATTCTACTACCACCCATTGAACCAGAGTTATCAATTGATATGTGAATAAACGATGGGTTGTAAGTAGTAGTAATAGTACGATTCATGATTTTTTCATTACCATACCCAATTTCAGCAATCAACCGGCTGTCAATGCGTCCACGTTTTAGACGTGAATAAATGACACTGCGATCTTCATTACGAAGTATCAGTTTTTTTGCTAGCCGTTTTCCAATATTCAAACCGCGCTGATACGCTTGTCCACGTCGTTCAGAAGGACAAGATAATGATATGCCAGGCACAATAGAATTTTTTTGACGAACGAAATATTCAAACACTTTTATTTTGGTTGGTTCACTACTATAATCATTAGACAATATTACTTCTAATTCAGTAGTATTTGTATTTTCAATAACTTTCATTCTTTTTCTATCTGCTTTGCTTAATTTAGATATACCAGATACTTTTTCATATTCACGTACTATAAGTTTCTTTGCGTTGTTATATTCTTTGTTTGATTCGTTTGAATTGAAATTTTTGTTATCTTCAATGGTTTGATCATCGGGTTGGCTATCATTATTATTTTGGTCACTGCCATCCTCTTGATCTTCACCATTACCTTGTTGCTGATCGCTTGGTTGCTGCTCTTGATCTTCACCATTACCTTGTTGCTGATCGCTTGGTTGCTGTTGCTCAGGTTTTTGATCATCTTGCTTTTCAACTGGAATAGTGTTTGTTTCAAGAAATTTAATGATTTCAAATACCAGACTAATAACATCGTCAGTTGATTTTAGACGATCCATATTTTTCAAATCAACTTTATTCCATAACCACGGCAGATACTTGAGTGATTTAAGTTGACGATTTGGATTAACAAAATTAGTCAGATGAAATATGTAACTGTCCCAAGATTCATTTATGAATTTTTGGTCTCTGATTGCATTGTTGATTCCACGATTAATGAAATATTTATTATATAATGCTTGATAATAACCACGATACCCTGGAGCAGTATGAAATGCTAGATTATCAATCCTACGGTCTTCAATAATATTAACCAGTGGATGAAATACCTTAGTATAATATGTACCTAATGTATAATAATCAAAATCATATTTATCATTGTATAATCCATTCTTATAAAATATTATATACTTTTTCTTTAGTAGTTTATATATATCTAATTTGTGATTTTTGAGATAATTAACAAATTCATCCTTTGTCATAAATGGCTTTGAGTATAAATTATGAGCTGCTTCGTGTAATGCTAGCCCAATTACAATATCAAAATTCTTGTCTGATATGTTACCTGGAATAAATATGGTTTTGAAGTCTGTGGCCGCTGTTTCCCAATTATCCATGAACTGAATTGGAATTGATTTTTTGGAGAGGGCTCTCACAAAATTATCAACTCCTCTTTTCAGCTTATTTTTATAAATCAAATTGCTGGTGGATGATCCACAACCTTCAGTCATGACTAAGTCACGGTCGATGCTGTCAAGCCAGTAATTTGTGAAATAATCTTGTTCGCGTTTCATATTAATCTTTCTTTCAATACGAATATAATACTTTTTCTTGAACTATACAAGCTTTTTCTGATTTATTTTGCAATTAATTAATGGGTGGAACCAGGACGGCTCCACCCATAACGCAAACACAGAAATCAACAACATATATTTTACTTGATATCATCTGTAGTAAACAGACCACTGTCAGTTTTAGCTTCTTTTTCAGCTTCTTCGAAAATACCACTACTCCATTCAGCATTGCCAGTAGACATATCAGCTACAGGAGTGGGTTCATCATCGATATTGAAGATGTCTTTGATATCATCAATTTCATTATATTTTTGGATGATTGACATGATGTATGCCCGTTCACTTTCTGTACCGCCGTCGGCGTCAAATAGTGGAGCCACAACAATTGACGAAGCTTCTGTAAATGTAAACCCGTCAGTCATAAGTTCTGCCATTTCAACAGTGGCACGTGTGGAAACGATTGTACTGATTTTGCTGTCTTCTTTCTTTACCTCAATACGGGTGGCTTCAGCAACTTCAGCGATTGCAGTGATTTTTTTCTCATGAAGATATGGGAACATTTTAGTTAACAACCCAATTTCCTCTATAGAGGTCAATGTGTCCATTTCAATGATTGTAAACCGGTCTTTGATAGCCCGGTCCATAATTTTAGTACCAGTATATTCAGCCCCGATGTTTGCAGTAGCGATAAATGATACACCATCTGCAACACGGATTGTCGATTTACTTGAATCACCAATTTCGTCAAGTCTCAAATACCTCTGACCGGCGTCAAGAACAGTCATAAGAATGTTTGCTGCTTCGGGGTGAGCTCTTGTTAGCTCATCAAGAAGGATAACAGCGTTTGGTGTTTGAATCGCTTTAACAAACAAGGACTCTGAAAAGTAAGTACCGGTTTCAGAATTAAACTGGACATTACCAATCAAAAATGTTCTGGGGTCTTGTGATGCTCCTAAGTTGAAATAGAAGAATTCTGAGTCCTTCATTTTTTTCATCACTTGAGAAGCTGACCGAGCAGCCATTGTCTTACCACAACCAGAAGGACCAGTCATAATAATGTTCTTACCACGCATACATGAACGTACTAAATACTTCCACTTGAGTTCACTCATGATCAGCAATTCGGGCTTATCAGCGTATGACTCATTGTGCAAATACTTGAGTTCTTTCAGTTTATCTTCTGGAAGACGCTCATCAAGTTCAATTGCTTTTGGCTGTGGTTTTAATTTTGATTTCTTTTTAGCTGGCACTCCATCTAAACCTCTGGGTACGAGTTTACCTTCGTACCATACTTCCTTTTCAGAGGGATAATAGGTGAGTTCTCTACCTTCGGCACATGCTTTCTTTTTGATCGCATATCCGATGATTTTTGAATAATCTTTACCGTCGTCTCCAGTAGCAATTCTACGGGTTTGATCGGCGTTCCATGTTACTTTAATTGTTATCATTGCGTTTGCATTATAAATTTATATGGTAGTGTTGTATTATCTGATAAATATATTTTTTTACTTTTATGAATATACTGGTTCAATTTCAAGATCTTTGATCATCTGTTCGACAATAACTTTGAAATCATTTATATCAAACATCGCTTTATCAGCGACATCAATATACTTAATTACTGATTCTTCTGTTGATACTAAAACATGTGATGAAACTGGGTCGAATCGGAGTGTGATTTGTTTTCCTTGGTAATTGAATGTTGCTGTCATTGTGTTAATTTTAATTACAGTACGAATATAACACTAATTCTATTACGAAACAAGCTTTTTATAAGAAAAGATCCATCTTTCTTTAGTCCCATGCCTACGAGATGAATGAATTCTGTCTCCCATGCCTACGAGATGAATGCATTCTAATGAATTTAGTACTGAATTGTCGTGAAAACCGATTATAGTGTAAAGGATCCTTACACTTTTGGGTGGGAAGTGATTTCGTAGGCATAGCACTATAAAACACCTAATAGTGTGTATGACGAATAAGTTTAGTACTGGAAAAAATTTGTTCAATGGACGATTAGGAGCCAGGCATGCCAATTTCTACATCAATTCTCTCAATGCTCTTCATTACGACGGGCATAATAATAGTGATTACACTTTGATATCACTCTGATATCATTTTAATATCGCTCTAATATTATCAGTTTATCAGTAGGTTTATCTAACCTATGTTTTTTGAAAAAACAAAGTGACTTTTCTTGAACCTACAGTACTGGATACAATTGCATGCCCAGTTAATTACTCTAATTTTTCTCAATAGTTTTATATGCCATGGATCAAGTGCCATTTTAAGGCACAACCTATGTACTATGCTTAGGTCTTTGCATTGATCAAGAATCTCTTTTTTGGTTTTTTGGTTCATTTTTTGAATCCATTTACCACATTGCAATATAGATTAGTTATCATTTGTTCTGGTGCTCCCAAATGTTCTATATTTTCTATTTGATATGTCGCGCCATCAAAGAATATATATTCCTCCACGCGGGGTCTTATATTTAGTGCTAATACACCAATTTCTTGGTAGTTGTATGTTGCATTTCTTCTGAATATTCTGTAATTGTTCATGATGTTCTTTTTTTATTTGGTTGTTACTAATTTGTTTTTTATTAGATAATTTTCACAGTTTTTTGATGCTACTTTGCCTTCGGCTATAATTATAAGTTCTTCAAGTCGATTCCAACTTACTCCGGATGGTATAGTGACTTCGTGGTCGTAGATTTTTTTAGCAACACCATCCAGCTGAGAATCTTGCATTATAAACTCAATTCCCTCCTCAATGCACTTCTCCATTCTAGTTATTATTTCTTTGTTTTTTTGAGCAATATCTATGTTTGCTGTTTCAGTATTGATTTCTTTCATTTTGATTGTATTTTTAGTTTTCATATTTTCTGATCTGTATATTGCATTCTGTTAATAGTTCTTCTGCTTTGGCTTGACTTTCTCCCCAGCGTTCACTATATCTCTCGTAGCACACTACAGTTGTTATTCCGGATTGGATGACTGCCCGTGCACAATTGATGCATGGCATATTATGTGTAAACATAGTTCCACCATCTAGTTTGATTCCATTTTTTGCGGCTTCATATATAGCATTCCGCTCAGCATGTTCAAAATAATTGTATTTTTCAGGACGAATGAAACGCTCTGGTTTTATTAATCCCAGTGAATAATTGTATGCTTTAATAACTTGTAAATCAATTGTGAGAATAATAGCTCCGACTTTAGTGATTGGATCATTACTTGATTTAGCTATTTCCTCGACCCATTTTAGAAACTGTTTATCTGATTTCATCTTTTAATATTAAAAATCCTACGCAATATCAATTCTCTTACTCCAGCATGAATTGCTGAATCTCCTTCGAAATGTCTTAAAAAGAATTCAATTTTCAAATTATTTTCTTTTGTGAGCAGTAATGCTTCTACCTCTTTACCATCAATATTAACTTTAGTATAATCTAGTGTATTAATGAAGGGGTCAATGTCTTCTGGTTTATAGTTTGGTTTCATACGAATATACAACTTTTTTTTTGATATTACAAATTATCCATGAAGTATTTGTTTTGGTGGTATATTAGTAATCTCAATCGATCTAATTTCATTAATATTAAATATTCTAACACCGCCATCAGAATATGATATATTGACATGAGTATCAGTTACACGATGGCTGATTACATCATTAAATATATTTTCTGTATTGTCTTTAAATGTTATTTTAACTGATTTCATTGGTCTTTCCTTTGATTTGTAAGGTTTGATTCCTTTGTGTGCTTCTGTTATTCCATCGCTCATAATTGATTCTCCTTATTTTTATATATTTTAATCCGCTCTATATCTGATAATTTGTAATATATTATTTCACCATATTTAGTTATGATTTCAAGCATTGGATCATCAATATTATATTCAACAACATTAGTTTCAATTTCTGAAAGTCTTGTAGGATCATAAAACTCTAATTTAATTTTATGTAAATTATCATCAATAAACTTCAATTGACTATTGGGTAATTTATTATCTATTAGAGCTGGTTGTATAGCATAATATTCATCTTCGTGTTCCATAAAATCAAATAAAAATCCTGCGCCCACTGGTTTTCCATCTTTTGTGTACGTAACGTCATCTGAGTCTTTATTTTTTCTTATTACGCCTATCCGGTAATCTTCTTTGTTTTGCCAAATGCGTTTTCCATTGGTGTCAACCCAATATTTCATGTCTTCTATTTCTTTTTCCATAACCATTTTATTAAAATTTATATTCTTCTTCTTTTCTTACTATTCCAGTATTACCTATAGCTACCGTTTTTTCATCATTGAAATATGATAATTTCCCAGTTGATTTGCGTCCAACCATATTGCCACGATACAAAAACCTACAATTATAACATATCATCCGAATATTATCTATAGCGTAGTTTCTATTATCTCCATCTAAATAATCAAGTACTATTGGTTGTTTTTCATCAACCGCTCGGTGTTCATTGAATCCACATATATAACACTTATCCTCTAAATACCCTTCCTTAATCAATCTTCGTTTAACGAACCATGGCATTAGTTGTCTGTGTTTGCCTTCCAGTATCTCTTCAGTTGGTATTTGTGGTAACCCAGTTTTGGCTGTCGGTTTGTTTTTATTCCATGGTTTTCTTACTCCCAAGCCATATGGATTTTTATGCATTTCCCATAATGTTTTTCCAGTCTCGGAATCATAATACATCTTTGCATACTTTTTATATGTATTCTTTTGAATTCCAAAAAACCTGGCTGCTTCAGAATTTGATTTCGTGTTTACCATAGCATACCTAATCTCATTTTCAGTAAGATTATATGCTCCGCTCTTTCTTCGTTTGTTTTTATCGCCAGTAAATATAAACCTTTGTTTTTCATCCATTGTTAATGCCTTCTATTAATTGCTGTGGAGTCTGCTTTACATCTGATATAATTTTGCCATTAAAGAAATGCAAACCTGATTCGAATATAGTATTGCTTATTTTTTTGAAGAAATATACACCAACTATGCTATTTTCTTTTGTTTTGATGTCTCCGAACTCTTCCACATTGTTGCCGACCGTCTTAATTACGATCGGCTCGATTAAAAACTCATTTTTCATTATTTTAACGATTTCAGTTTTAATGCTGTTTCGATCCACTTTTTACCGATTGGATTTTTAACGGGTTGTTGTACTATTCTTAATATTTTACTTTGTGTTGCTTGTATTGGTGGTTTGTCTTCATTATTGTCAATTTCAAAAAAACTATTACCAAAAGCTGATCTATATTTTGATATGTTCGCCCGAACTTCATCATAATTTTGTTTTACAACTTTATCGGGTAGTATTCTATCTCGTTTTTTATTTCGTTCCAAACCAACTTTAAGTGATGTATTAACAAACAATAAATATACATCATATCCCAACTCTTCTAATTCTTTTTTCTTCTTTATTACCGAAGATAGATTGCTGGCAGTTGAATCAATGATCAATCCCAATCTACCGTCTTTATATATGTCATATAATTTATCTCTAATCTTTTGAGCTTTTGATTTTGGTGTATCTGGATTCCTGTTTGTATAATAGTCGAATACCTTATCTGTCATCTTTCCTAGATCCTTTGGATTAACTCCACGTTTTTTTAAGAACACTTCAAATGCAGAATCTGAATTAACCACTTTTAGTCCCACTGAACTAAGCGATGATTTGAATTTTGGTAAATTTGGAATACCAAATATAGTGCTAGCAACAAATGATTTGCCAGACCCAGCACTTCCCGCTAATATAACCGCTTTTAATATTCCCGGATCATATACTCCTTCGTGTAGCGGTATTTTGTTTTCTTTTATTAAGTTTCTTTTTAATTTTTGGTTCATCTATATCTCCCATTTCTATCCGTAATTCAAATGATTTGACTCCACAGTTATGTATATAATCAATCATTTTTTTAACTCGAACATCAATCTGGTCTATTACATATTCTGTATTTTCTTTTGTTTTATCTCTCTTTACTTTATAAAATATATTAGAATTCTTATATGAAAATAGTCTTTTGTGAAAGCAATTCATAAAAGCTGATACTATTTTATCTTGAATTCCACGATGTATCTCCAGTTTTTTTATTAAATCCAGTTCATTCACATCAATACATTTTTTATTTTAAATCTATCTAGTTGTTCTTTAATATCAACTAATTTTTTTTCACTATCACGCTTCAGGAAACAAATATTATTAAAATAGTAAATCATAATGATCTGTTCTGCTTGGTGTATCGCATATCCAAAAGAATTCATCAGTATATCAGCTAGTTCTATTTTATCGTGTTTTCCATCGTTTACTATATATAGTGATTTTTTCATGCTAATAACAATTTAATATAAATTTATCTTTTTGATTTTTTTGTTTATAAACACCAAATGTATATTTTAATTTTTGATTAAGAGTTGAACAATAAATTGGTCTTCCATTATCATCAAATACATACATTATACATTTATTATTTTTTAGATTTTTTGTAAGCATATACATTAGTTATTCTCCATCTCGCACAGGACATCATTTAGCTTTGCACACTCCTCGTATTTTTCACGTTTTGTCATATTTTCGACCATTTTCTTTAAGAATTTACGTTTCATGCGTTTTGTAAAATTCTTTGGCCATCTAAAATTATCACAGACAACATCGGTGTATCCATTGTCAACTATTTTACTATAATAATCCATATTCTTTTTTTATTATTTATTTTAATGCCGGAATCCCACCAATCTTGGGAATTCTTTTCTTCCATACATTATATACTATTTTTCGTTGTTTATCTGTAATATCGCCAGTTTCTACGAAATAATCCAAATAATCATCTACTATCTTTTGATATGGTTTCTTTTTGTTTTTAGCTCTTGCATATAGCCCATGTATATTTGAATCAACTTCATCTGGTAATATTAAATACTTATATCCAATCTTAGGATCACTCGCGATTCTTTTTCGCATTGCATTATTATTCTTGATATATTTACTTGGTTTAACATTATCTCCACGTTGGGTAAAATGTTCTATTTCATGTCTAATAGTTTCTCTGATATATGAGTTTATTTTCGATAGTATTTTTATTCCATCATTTGGATTTGTTGCTAATAGAACTTCAAGAGTAGTCCATCCAGTATAAAATTCCGCGGTGATATAAAATTTACCAGGTTCAACCAAATTAGTCATTTTATATTTCAATTCAACATCTAATGATATGCCAGTTTTTTTATCATCATAATCACCGATTTCAATGGTTTTATGATCGGAATCTAACATTGCTTGAACATTATAGCCTTTTTTTGGTCTTTCTCGCACAACATATCCCTTGTACGTTTTGTTACTAATGCCAGCCACAATAGCTCCTTTGAGTTCGCGCATTAAATCTTTGGTTATCTGTCCAACCAGTCTATCATAGCGTCCTTCCATTAATATATTAACTAATTTCATAGAGCTCCACTTCTCTCTAATAGATTCTTTATTTGATCTGGTGAAAACAATTTAAGTGGATTTCCACCCGGCCGATATTGTGCATGTGGTTTATCAACAAAACTAGTCCAATTGCCGCCCCACACTAATTCATGTTTAACAATTACTTGACCATATTTTTCCCAAAGTTCATCATTGTTCCAAACCGCTTTTCCATTAATTAATGGTACTGCATCGAACGCCTCGCCATAATTATGCAGACTTTCACCAGGACCAGCATTTGTTACTCTATATTTCTCCATTTGCGGACCAACAGAATCTAATATTTCTGCTAAAAATCCAAATCCCAAATTATTCAACCTAGTTATTTTATATCTAATTTGCGATCCAGTTCTACCTTGACGATAAAGTTTCGATTGTTCTTGTAGTGTTCTTCTAGTACTGTATATCACTATCGGAAACTCAATATTTTTACAATACGCTAGCACATCTGTTGCTTTTTGGTGCATTATTGGTATTAGATCAGCTATTTCTCTCGACACTATTGTTCTCCTTTACTATAAATATCAAAAATTTTTTTAATTAAATGAAGATTTTTCTATATTCTTCAAACCAATCTTCTATTTTTGTAGTTGGTTTCCATCCTAGTAACAAGTTTGCTTTCCCAATTATTGCTCTTGTCTCTTTTGGTTCTTCTCTTTTACCAATAAATTCTATTGGTTGATCAAATAGTTTGGCTATTTCTATGATTGACCGATTATCTGAATTTCCTATATTTATGATTTCGTGATTATTATTCAAATCAATTCTCAATGCTCGAATATTTGCATCAACTATATCTCCAACAAAAGTAAAATCTCTTCTATGCAATCCATCGTTTGTTAATGTTAATGGTTTTCCTTCAAGTTTTTGTTTTGTAAAAATGCCAAAAACCAAATCATCGCATCCTCTATTGCCATATACATTGAAATATCTCAAACATATTGTTTTGGTACCATATAAATCAGAATGCATTTTACAATATAATTCTCCTAAATATTTTGTTAAAGCATATGGTGAAGTTGGTTTTGGTAATACATCTTCTGACATAGTCAATTCATTACCATATACAGATGATGATGAACTAAATATAAATTTTGTTATATTACTTATCCGACATGCCTCCAATAAATTTAGAGTTCCTGTTACATTATTGTTATGATAATCAATTGGGCTTTTCAGAGACGGTTGAACTCGGCCTTTAGCTGCTGTATGTATAATTGCATCAATTTGATCTAATCCGCGTATTATTTGAAGTATTTGAGACGAACGGATATCAGCTTGAATAAATTTAGCTCTTGGATTTAGATATTCCATTTTACCGGTTGACAAATTATCAATCACTATTACATTATGTCCAAGATTTATTAGTTTATCAACGATATTGCTCCCAATAAATCCACATCCTCCACTCACCAGGATACTCTTGTCTGAATGCTTTTTGCTTAATTTTCTCAAGCATACAATAAATCCATTATTTTTTTCATCTACAATTGGAAATGACTTCACGACTTTATCACTATCAAAGCAGTCAAGTACATGATCAACTGTAATATCTTCCCAGTTAATATTTTTGTTTTTAACACCAAAATCTTGAAAATCATCTATAATAATAACACTATCAAAATTATGATATTTATTGATTAATTTTAGTTCTTCTAATAATGGTGTATCTTTCTTACCCCTGCCCGTCTTTCCACCTGAATAGTGAGCATCTAAATAAAATATAGATTTACTATCCACTTCTTTTGTTAGTATATCTTTTAGTACGACAGAACTATCTCCAAAATAGCAGTTAATATTATTTATTTTTCTATCCACGCATTGTTCTACAATTTTGTGATATAGGTCTATTTGTATTTCAATTGTATAATTTCTCTTAAAGTGCTGACATATGCTTAGTATGGTATCCCCCATATATGTGCCAGTTTCAATGAAATTATCAAAGTCTTCTATTTTGCTATTTGTTTGCTTTAATATATTATCTATTTGTTCTTTAGTTACGTGCATTATTGATTTTTAAAATTTGTATAATTTGATGTTGATGGTAAACTTCTAAAAACTTCCATTTCCTCTTCTGAAAACTCGTGTATTCTATGGAAGTTGTCCTCGTTTATTTTGATTAATATTCTTGCTTCCTCAGTTCCCATGTCTTTAACTTCGTATATTTTATAATCTTTTTTTAATTGGAGAAGCCATCCGTCGTATTTATTTCTTTTTTGCCTTGAATCACTTGTGCATAATACTAGTACCACATCCACGTTATCTATTTTCTCTTTTTGATGTAATGGGAATGTTATAGATTCTTTTTGTATGTATGGCGTTTGTGATTTGATCTCTAAAGTTTTTGATTCAACATCAGTGAAGTGAACCACGCAATCCTTTTTGTTGTCAAATGGATTAATTGATAGTTCTACTCGGTCAACTTTAGGCTTCTTTTCTAACCATTCAGCAATGAATCGTTCTCCGGTTGTTCCTTTTATGTGATTTGCAGTGTCTTTATTTATCATGATTTTATTTTTAGTTAAAAAACAGTAGCGGGTGGTTCGCACGGGCTTTTCATCACCACAACCACTTAACATCGGTTACGCTATATATTCTTTTCATTTTTCTACTTTTTTAATAAGTGTATGTTCATATGTTTTCATTGACTTAATTTTGAACTTGAATATATCAAATTCCATTTCGCCAATTTCGCCGGAATCTGTGATAATATCTGGTAGCATTTGTAGTATCTGTATATTATTTTGATTTAATCTAGCACAATCAAATTCTACGATGATATCATTGTCTTCAAATGGTTTATTTTCATCCAACTTTAATACTCTTTTTTTCATATCGTATTTAGTTGCCTTTTGTTCATCCCAAACATATTGATTTCTAACCATATCATTGTTTAAGTAGACTCGGTCGCAGTGTGGTTCGATTAAACTAAGTATTTCCATTGTACAGTTTTTGACGACGAATGCAATATTATACTTATGTGGAACTATTGGTTTCATTGTTTCTAAATGCCGTACCATTGACCCCCATTTTCGGATAAAATTACGAGTACTACGATTATTCTGTATCAACCACTCATCTGATTCTTTGCCGACAGTTGTTAGTTTTGGTTGATACCGGCTTCCTCTACACGTTAAATGATACACAAATCCACGCCATGTTTGTACAAATTTACAACCACTTAACATTAGACGATTGAATATATCAGAATCTTCCTTGCTTTGTGGAGCTAGAAGTGGATCATGACCATTCACATCTAAAAACTCTTGTTTATGAATGAACCACGGAGCGAATATTCCATCGGTTGTTTTTTCGCCATGGTTATCAGCATATACATATTCTAATAATTTTTGTTCATTGAATTTATCTGGTTCTATTCCACAATCAAGTTGTACTTTTTCTTTGCCCGCTGGATGTAATAAAGGTTCAATTCTTGTTAATGATACGATTAATTTTGGTTTTATATGTTTTAGTACTTCCTCCAATGCATTGGGACATAAATGCATATCGCTATGAAAAATTCCCATTATAGGCGTTTCAACCAGTTGTTCAACTATAAGATCGTATAAAATTGTGTGTCCCCTCCTTTTACCAGAATCATTAACGATATATTTGAAATGCTTATCTATTTTACTTAATTCAGCAAAATACTCTTTAGTTCCGTCGGTACTAGCATCATCTGCAGCACATATCCATACATCTGATCCTCCGTTTTTTCTGATGGATTCATAACACCACTTAAAATATTGTAGATTCTCTCTCGAAGGAATCACCAAACTAATATCAGATTTCTGTAACTGTTCCATTATATTTTATTCTTATGAATTTACACTTTCTTTATGGTTCCATTCGAGAGAGTAGTTCAGCTCTAATTAATATTCCCCGTTCTCTCCATATTTTCTTAGTCGGTTCGCCATAACCTTCTTGTGAACATACTACTCCCACTGATTCTAGTTGATTCATTAAATCCTTATTACTCATATTCTTTAACTGGTCTGTGTAACTCATTGGCTCTTCCTTATCACAAAATGGACATCCTGTAATTGGATTTGTTAATGATTTTGTATAACCACATGTAGAGCATTTCCATTGCCCATATATTTCTGATTCTTTCATTAGTTATTTTCGTATCAATTTAATAGTTTTAACGTATTTATATTCTCTGATATACATTTCATTGCATTCAAGACAGCCACACAGTATTTCCTTCCAATCGTTTTTTAGTACGGTTTCTTCAATAATATATGCACCCCCATATTTACAAAATGGACATTCCCATTCATCCGCTGAATTATCTTTATCAATTATTTCACTCATTTGTTATCTCTCCTAATTGGTTAATTCTGTTTCTTTAATTCTGCTACAAGCTCTTTATTAGTTTTGATTAATTGAGCATTTATGATATCTCCCCAAAATACATTAGATTTTTTGAATCTGTCTAATATATCTTGGTCTATTAATCCTTTGAGATTTGGAGGTTTATTCCATATTTTTACTGCTAGATTATTTTTATCTTTCATTGGTTATTTCTTTTCTCACACTATTTGATTTCACTAAATGTTACTACTTTTCTATCAAACATTAATTTCATAAGTCCGACATTATTTGTTCCTATTATAAATCCATGTCTTTTAAGATTGATCATAAAGAAACTGGACACGCCAGAATCAACTGTATATTTTGATAGTTTTTTTATTTCTTCTATCACTTTAGTACTACCATGATTATATTTCTTTTTAGTTATTTGTATTAATTGCAAATGTGGTATTTCTGATAGTATCATACTCAAATAAGCATGTCCGTGAATTATATAGTTAATATCAGGAAACTCTTTATATATTCCAACATGAACTGGTGTATCAATGCTAGCCAAACTTGATGTTGAAACAACAAAATCACTTGGTTGTAATGCATCTTTTGGTATATTGCTCCTTGTTATAAGCATATCATGAGAATATCCACACATTGATGCATTGCCAGTATATCTACCATCAATTTGATTTTCAGTATATTTAGATACGTTCCTAATTATTTCGCAAAATTCAATCATTCTGGATGCTGGATATAACAGTATTTATTCATAAAGTATGCAGGATCTTTTCTACATTTCTTTATTTCTGATTTGATTATATCTTTTAGTGTGATTCCCTGTTTTTCTCTAAATTTTTCCATTAAATCATAATATGATATCGGTCGATAATCATTTGTATCAACTCCAACATTATATGCTCTATCGCTTGGATGAATCAAGTTTCCATGTACATGACCAAACGTGTGATAAGAGCCATAACAGCTTTTATTCCAACTTAGCATCGGGAAGTGATCAGCGACAACTGTGATTTTATCAATTTCAAGTTCTATTCTATCAGCAATTTGTTCAAAATAGTCTCTTACCCACGCTTTTTTCATTATATCTTTTTCATGGTTACCTTTGGTTAGATACATCACACCAAAATTTAATGATTCTAGAACCCACTTTATTTTTTCGGATCGTACGCCCATAAAAAAATCGCCTTGATGGATTACTATACTATCTTCTGGAATTACTTCATTCCAATTACTAATAAGAACTTCATCGTGTTCTCGCATATCAGCAAAAGGTCGATTATTAAGTGATATAATATTTTTATGTCCAAAATGAGTATCAGATGTAAAGAATAGTTTATCTGGTGTATCTATTTTTAGTTTCATATAAATTTTAGTTGATTTGTGATTGGGTTCCAATCAATTGTTAATGGTTTTTGTGTATATTTATATTGTTCATTTAATATTGATGCATTTATATAATGAGTATTTCCATCAAACTTATATCCATATCCAGTGTGAATATGTCCAAATACATGTATTTTTGGTTTGATTTCACGAATTCGTTTTGCTAATTCTTCACATCCCAAACTTTCAGTTCTACCAATAACTTTATCTAGTGTACCAAATGGAGGTCCATGTGTTATAAGAATATCTGTATTGATTGGAATTTTATCCCAATGTTGTTTTATATCAGCGCCTCGATCAACATTAAATGCCCAACTACAGAATCTCGGTTGCCAAGGAGTGCCCCAAACTTTTGGTCTATCTCGATAATCATCTTTATCTTCACCTAACAAGAATAAGTCATCTTGTAGATAATATATTTCTGGATATAATGCCAATAAATATTTCATTTCTATCGGTTTATCCTGAAAACCAAAATCATGATTACCAGCTATAAATATTTTAGTATCATAATTTAACTTACTATACCAATCACAGAAATTCTGAATCTCGTGAGTATATCCCATTGAAGATATATCACCAGCATGAATGATCAAATCTCCTCCGAGGAGATCATCAGTGATTTGTTTATGCTTGGAGTGTGAATCAGAAATTAACGAAATAATCATTTACTTTTTGGTTTTAATGCAACTATTGTTTGTAATGTATCTTCTACTCCACCAATAATTTCATAATCTTGTTCTACGACATGATATTGTGGTCTTTTAAAATAATCATGGATAAATACCACTGAGTCCTTATTAATGTATTTTAATGCTTTCTTTGCACAATTTGGTCTTGATCGGCCGTCTATAAATATAAAATCAAAATTAATAGATTTAAATCTATCAATAAAATCAATATAGTTTTTCCATATGAATCGGTCTTTTACATCATAATAATCAGTTAATCCAATTATATTATTATTTTCTTCTTGCGAAACTTCAATCAAATATTGTTCCCACTTATCAAAAAATTCAGCATATACTTCTGCTCTTCCTTTTGGATGACATGATAGATAGTGTCCTACATTCTCTATATTTTTATTAACAAGCTCTTTTCTCACATCAACATACCAATCTAAATTATGCTCAATGCTATGGTAGTATTTTACATAATTTGAAAACTCTATAGTTGATCCACCTGATCCCCACTCTAACATTGTGGCTTCTGGGGTTTGTTTTAGATAATTAATTACAAAATCAATTTCTTTTTGGTCCATCCATGCTTTCATATCAGTTGTATTTTTTCCAACAATCATTATCATAATCCCAATGACGTTGATCGTAGTATGCAATCATAATTGCAAATATTTTCATCAAACAAAAATCGAAATATAATCCGCCATGATCCTGTTTTGATTTGGTTTCTATTCCAAAACGGAACCACTCATCCGCTAAATTATAACATATCCAACTAAATTCAATCTGGAATTCTATATTTTTATTTCTAGAGAGTCTAAAATTTCTGTACGATGTTTTCATAACTTAAAAACTTAATAATCTATAACCAACACCAATACCAAGCATTGGAGTCAAAATAAACGCTGATTTGTGGTATCCAATTCCACCTCCAACGAATATACTAATGTTAAATCTATCTTTCTTTGGTTCTGTTTTACTATATACTCGCACCGTTTCAGTATAATCATATGGATTGAGATTTGTTACTTGAGCATATGATTTATATTTTTTGAATATGTTTTTTCTTTCTCTTCCTATAATGATTTCATATTCACTTTTTGTTTGTATGTTTATATCAAATAATGAATAGCCTAGTTTTACATGTCCTGTTACCCAATCATTAAACATATCAATATCCCGATTATATATTGGATATTCTACAACATTACCAAGACTATCTATTATGCTTTCATATCCAGTTATTGTATTTTGTAATGAATCCTGGTATGATGCTATGATTCCATTTGATAGTATAATTGCAGTTCTTAATTCTTTGTTAATTGATTTTTCATTTCTTATTACATTTTGTAGGTGTATGATACTTTTATCTTTTGTTTGTAATTCAAGAATTGTCTTTTCATTTCTTGCTTCAAGTACAGATGTTTTTGATACTTCTTGGTTCAGATCATTTCGAGTAATCACCAATGTATCATTAACGGCTGAATATAGATTTTCTAATTCATTGTAATTATTTCGCATACTAAAGTATATAGTTATTGATACAATAGCTCCGATCAATAACCCTACAAATATTGCTATTAAATTTGATTTTATATTTTTCACTTACTTTCTTCTATAGTTGTTTTTATTCCCTTGTTTCTTTCGTTACATGATATGAGTTTTAACGTTAACCATTGTTCCAATGGACTTAGATCACTTGTACTTCTTAATAGTACCCCACTTTCTTCTGCATATTGTTTGAGTATTTCAACCGCTTCTTGTGCTTTTATTTTCATGACAATTCTTCTTTTAATATTTTATTCATATATTTCATAAAAACTTTTTCTGAGAAGTGTTTATCATAGTTGATTTTTGCTTCAACTGAACAATGATTATAAAAGTCTTTATCATCTCGTAATCTAAGTAATAATTTCTTTGCTTTTCCAACATCATTCACATCAACGCTTAATTCTGGAAAACACAGTCTTTGAGTATCTATTTTTTCATTTGAGATACATGGTAGAGAAAGTGCCGCGGCGTTTAAGCTAAATGTGCCCGCTGCTATTGTCGGCATAAGATGAATGGCATATTTGAACTCATTTAATTTATGCATCCAGCCCAACCAATCCACATATGGTAAATGATTTATTCCAAGTTGCTCTTCATGTGGAATTCGCCTGCCCATCGATGGAGCGAATATTGGTATTTCTAATTCAGACGCTACCAAAAAACTATGCGCGCCTCCATACCATGAGCACATATTGCCGCCAATTATTACATTTTCACGCTCAACCTTTGGTAAATCATTGATCTGATCATCTATCATCAATGTTATTAATACATGTACTCCTTTATTGGGAAATAATCCTTCATAGTATACCTTATCATATTTATTATGGCACAATATGAAATCTGTTGCTAATAATTGGTTTAGAAACCATACTTGTTCTTCTAATTTATAATCCTGCCAATATTCCGACGGTCCTTCTTGCATGACCGCGACTTTTGTTGCTAGTTTTTCTCTAACAAGATCAATAATTTCAATATTATTTTGTACAAAATGCCCCAAATTATTCTTTGGTAATGTAATTATTGCCAAATCATATCTTTGATCGTTCCACTGTCCAAACAACGGTTGGTGCTCTGCATCCAAAATACACATCCACGCAGCATCATTACGCATATTTCGGTGGTTACGTGGTATTTTACCAGTCCAATCTCCTTCAGTTAACCAAGTTATTCGCATTGCGATATCAGCTTTTTTAGTTCAGTTGAATTTAATTTTTCTGCCGTCGCTGATGATAATTCTTCTTGTAGATTTCTAACACCAGTTTTTTCAGGAAATATATATACATATTCATATACGCTTGATGTATATGGCAATTCACAATCACTTATTAATGTTTCATTTAATCTCTCACCTGATCTTTTACCAATTATTTTAATGTCATCTGAAATCATTTTAGCCAAGTCAAACATATTTACACTATTCATCCTTTGACATAAAATAAATGATACTTTATTATGATTTACAGCATCATCGATAGCGTGCCGAATTAGATGGACAGCATCTCTTTTTGAAAACATTAACCGATTCATATATGGATCAGTTAATTGTAATGGTTCGCCTCTTTTTGCTCGTTCCTTCCATATTGGAATCACTGAACCACTGCTTCCGGCTATATTTGCAAACCGTACACAGACAAATTTAGTTTTTTCATTGTGATTTTCCATGAACATACGTTCCATTATACTTTTGGTATATCCATATAATGACGATGGGTTACATGCTTTATCTGTGCTTATGCCAACTGTTATTGGTACCACAGCTCTTATGCTTGCTTTTATGACATTGAGACTTCCAGCGATATTAATTTCAGATGCTTGAGATGGATTCTCTTCAGCTATATTAATATGTTTTAGTGCTGCTGTATGTATGACAATATCTGGTTTGACTTTTTCAAAAATATTTATCAATGATTCCAAATTTAGTATATCACATACAAAACTAGTTACTTTTGGATAATCTTGTTGTAATTTTGTAATATTACCACCATTCCTGCTAACATTATAGAACTCATATTCATCATAGTATTCTTTAATGAATGATGTTCCGATTGTGCCAGAACCGCCAGTTATTAGTATCTTTTTCATTCTATTTATTCGTTGATTGTTACTATGTTTCATTCTTATTAAAATTCATTTATGCTTTTAGTCACTATATATATTCCATCATCGTGATCAATTGATATTCCATACTCATAAAGTATATTATGAATTTTAATTATAACATCATTTATGCTATCACCGTGATTGACCATAAATTCATGCTTTTTCACTTTTCCTTTGATGTTGATTGTATCAACCACCAAACCCAATCTGACAGCTTTGTGAGCGTTTATTTTTGATATAATAGCACACATTTTATTGCCATCGGAATCAATTCCTCTTATTATAAATCCACCATTCTTCGTTTGTTCAAGTATTGGTTTTCCATGAAATGGAACCCTCTTTTGTTCTGTTGCAAAGCAATATGCCGTTAATTCCATGATTTAGTATCCTATTTTATACGAATATACAAAAATTCTATGAATAATACAAGCTATTCGCTTGCATGGTCTCTTTTCATTTCTTGAAATCCTTGCTTATGTTTTTTATTGATTCGGTTTTTAATGTTGATTCGTTCCTTATTATAATCACGAATTTGAATGGCGCGTTTTCCGATTTCTTCCAAACCAAGTTCGCCTTCTTTTCCTAATCGTAGATCAGACTCAAGAGACCATATATTTCCATTTATAATTTTTAACATTGTAACTGCAAGCCATACATCTGGATATTGGTCTAGTTCCTCTTTATAATAAGCTAGTTCATCATCCACATTTAAGTCAGTTCTTTCTTGCTTTAGTAAGCAAATTGAGTATCTATCAGCAATTTCTGCTATTGTTTGTGCTATCATAATGTTTTTATTATTTTATTGTTTTATTCTTATAAATTTACATCCTGGAAAATGTTCTTCAATTTCTTTTTGACGCTGATTATCTTTTTGTCGATTTGTATATTATTTTGCGTTGTCTTTTTATTCATCATGGTATACACCACATGGATATTGTAATAATCTATATAATACACTATCCATTACTATTCTCACATAATATTTTCCATGTAAACTAAACTGTTCAAAATAATCAACGATTGGTTCTTTACCAACATTTTTTATATAACATTCAATCATTGCTCCCAAAACATATTCTCCTCCTCCCTCTATAAATCCATTTAATCTACGAACTAATAATCCATGGATTTTTTTAATTTCATTCCACTCATCATTATTAAGTTCATAAGGATTTGGAGAATATTTTTCTATAATTGGATCCTCGTACCATGGTATTCCAAGATCATGATGCTCTTTCTTACAATTATCATTATTATTTAATAATTCTCTTGAAATTTGTCTGCATTTTTTATGTAATGCTATATGTTTTTCTATTGCAACCTTTCTCTCTGGAGTTATTCTCGGATCATTTATATCCTCTATAAAATTAATTTTATCATTTTTCTTCATTTTCTATCTTCTTAAAATAGTCATCGTATGTATGAAATTTGAAATTTGGATCATCTATATTAGCTAAATTCTCTTTACTCATTGTTTCAATAACTTTCCACCAATTGCCTTTATCGTCAATCCCACAAAATCCACACGGATTATCTTCATCAACTATATAATTTCTTTTTCTGGGATTGCGTCGATTATGCACTCTCAATATATTGCTCACATGATACTGAACATAATTATCTCCCATTATTCTTTTAGCATTTTGTGCAAATGCGGTATCCTCTCCACATAATAGTAGAGAAAGAGGTAGTTGTACCCCACTTTTTATTAGTTCGGAACTAATTACTGGAAAACTACCGTCGAATTTTGGTTCCTTAAATATTCGTACATCAAGATCATCTATATATTCATTATTGATTTCGTTCATCCGCTGGATCGACATTGTACACTTCTCGCTTGCTTCATTGTGCAGTGTCCATTCTTTTGTATCTTGGAATATTTCATTTGTAAATTTTGGATGTTCCATTATTTTCCAGTCCTCACCCCACATTTTGCGGTAAGAAAAGCTTATTATATGTTTCTTTGTGCTAACATTTTCGTCTATTTGCTCTATAATTTGAAATGTTTGTGCTGGCGCGCAACTATCAGATTCGCCCCAGATTACATAATCTACTTCATTTGCATAATTGTTATTCAGATCTCTACGATAACTTGGGATGTTATAAACTGGATCATCATTCGTTTTGAAATTCTCTTTTATGTTACACCCAGTTTGTTCTAATCGCTCAATCTGTTCAATATACTTACTAGTTATATAATGCTCTTTTGAGAACATCATTTTCTCAAAATATTCGGAGGTATTCCAACATATATCAAACGTAATATTTTCTGGATTTTCGATGTCGGTTAGCATATTTAGAAGTCCATCAACATATTCTTCTAGCATCTCCGCCTCGTAAAACATAAAATGACATCCCACGCAATATTTCTTCTTTAATTTCATTGATTTGATTTTAATTTTGAACTCATAAATTCAATTATTTCTTCAGCTGTTTTTCTTCCAAAACAGATTTCATCAAACTGAGTTCTACCTTTCGTTATGATCCTAAACGCCGCTTTGATTCTTTCCCAAAGTCCGATGTTATGATTATAACACTTAAACATAGTGAAATCAAATCCTTCACATATATCCTCTTTATAATACATGATATTCAATGCTTCAGCGTGGCATTCACATAGAAACAGTTTTTCTTCAATTATACTTTTCATAGTCCCTTATTTTCAAAAAATTTCAAATTATCTAAATCCTTTTGATCAATGAATCGTCTATTTTCCCAAATAGCGACCAATGATGCAAATAACTGTTTTTCATCAATATGAAAATTCTCTATTGCTTTTTTGTATATAATCATTTAATTCACATAACTCAATAATATCATCTTTATACATAACTATATCTCCCGTATTTAATTAATTTCATCTATTAATTTCTGCAACCTGTCTGGATTTGCTACTTCCCAATCCGGATCTAATAATCTAGCATCATTCAAATCAATTGTATGACTTCTTTTGCCTGATTGGTATATTTATTATTGCAGAATTCCTCAGTAACTATTTCTCTCTCTCTAACTTATTTAATTCCTCATAGTTATTTACATACTTTAGTATTATTCTACTAAAATTATCTTTACCATACTTTTTGATAGCTTTTTCTAGAAAAACACCACTCCCCAAATATCCATCATCCATGTCATTGGTTCCATGTATACCAATATAATATCTTCCATTTATTTTGTTTGTCGTTTTATATAAAAAATAATATTTTTTCAATTAAAATGACCCCTCAGCACATTGCAGGCAAGTTAGTCCCATTTCACGCCAAGCAGAGACCATGCAATTTCTATCATCCAGAGTCATCTCAACATAAAAATTATCCTTTATATAATCATCAAATATTTCTTTTTTAATGATTGTATCTTTTCTCATATCACCTTCTTTTCTCATATGAAGAGTGTATATTAGATTTGGAAATACTTCTTCAATCCACTGTTTCGTTTCGAGTCTGCACACTCCATCTCTTCCAGATACAAATATTATTCTATATCCAGTTTGTCTTAGAGATTTAACTAGATTTACAACCGGTGTATTTGGTGTATCCTCGCCCACTCTTTTCCAATCATATGGACTTCTATCACCTTTCAGTGCTATTGTTCCATCGACATCAACGATTATTGCTTTGATGAGACTGTCATCTTGTCTTAGTTTCATTGGTTCTTTTTTAAAGTATTTATTATAAGTGTTAGTGATCACTTTTTCACCAATTGAATTTGGTCTTTGTAGATCACGTTTGATTGCTTCTTCTAACGTAATTTCAAAAAATTTATACTCAAATTTGGCATCTGGATATTGCTCTTTGATTTTAGCTTCTCTTGCTTTATTTCTGTCCTGATTCAAATTCATCTCATCTAATATCAAATTATATCCATTGGATAGTACCAAATCAATGCATGAATCCACCATTTGAGTGATCAGCTTTTCCTGTTTTGGAATCCAGTAGTTTCCACGCATATTACGTAGATCATCACGATTCACTCGGATGAAATCCTTATTTTTTGCACAGTATTCTCTTGCCCAGGTTGATTTGCCCGATCCTGGAATTCCTTTTAATACTATTATTTTCATAATCTTAAATTTTAATAAAAAGCCAAGCCAATATAATCATCTGATTCAACTATATTATAATCAAATTTAATAGTTATCGTCTGATTTTCTTCATCAAGTTCAATAATTTTATCTTCCCAATTTAGTACTTCTGCATTTGTTGATGAAAGACATTCATCAAGCTCTTCTGTAATTGCTTGAATAATTTCTTACACCAATTTCAGCAATTTCATCTTTTTCAGTTTCACTTAAACAACCATAACATATATCTTCTGGTGCTCCGAGTATATGTAGATTGATTTCTTTATTGCATTTTTTACATTTCATTATTCTTCAATTTTAAATGGTTTCTCGTATTTTGGTTTAATTATCTTCCAGATGATTTGATCATATGGTTTATCTTCCATCATCTTAAACAAGACAGCAGGATATTTCTTTGTTTGATAATACAATGCACATTCTTTTCTTGTTTCAAGAATTTTGAAGTTTTCTTTACAGTATTCTTCTATTTCTTTGTATTGATTTTCGAATTTTTTGATTGTGAATTTCACCCATTTGAAAAATTCATCCGGTACATTATCTAATAGATCATCTAATGGTTCATCGTCCTTCAGATGTTCCCAGATAGTTTTAGTTGATACGTTTGTTACAATACGATGCAATCTTACATAATCTTCAAATTTTATCTTAATTCTCATTCCAGATTTGAATTTAACAACAAATCCTTCTTCATTATCAGAATTTAGTTCTTTTAGTTCTGAAATTTTTAGATTTTTGTACCTTTTCACTATTGGGAACCCAAAATCCTGTAGCACTTCATATGGTACTTCATCTCTAGTATCATTTGCAATCGCAGTAATTAAGAATAAATCTTCAGTATCACCATAGTCTACTACTATCTTATTGAATTTTGCCACAAGTTCGAACACTAGATTTAGTTCGTCTAGTTTATATGAGTCAATTATCTTCTTATATTTCTTTTCAATGATTTCACGAGCTTTTACAGCGTGGTCTGATGTGAATGATCCGCGAGATGAAACGATCATTTCGCCATTAACCCAGAAAACTGAAATATATGATCCATCTTTTTTCTCTAGAATTTCGTATGATTCATTTGGAATTTCTTCTGGTTTGTGTTCTTCGATATTAAAGAATTTTGGAATTGGTCTTGCCAATACATTATAATCAGAATCTAGTACAAGTCCACGACACATTAAAGTAATTGGATTCCATAACTGCTCAAATTGACATTTTTGAGAGTAATTATAGATCCATATATCATATTTTGGATGCTTCTGTTTTGCCAGATATCCATCTTGATATAGTTTCTCTAATTCTTTTATTGAATAAGGAAATTTCATTTTATTTTTTTAGTAATTCTGGATTTTCATATTTATTTCCTTTACCTTTGCATTGAGCAAATTATTATATAAAGATAGTATGGCATGATAAGTAGATATTGACCATTGACCAAGTTCTTGATCCCAAAACACTTCTGCATTCGGGTCTTGACCACAATCCAAAATATCCCCCTCATAAATCTCTTTTTTGTTCTTATCGTGAAGTCCTGTGAATTGTTCTAAATTAAACATAATGTTTCTTCTATCAATATTAATAAAAAACGTTGTCAATGATAGGTGTCTATCTGAATAGATGTATTTTCTACGTCCATCATCCCACGCTCTAAACTTGATTTCTCTTTTCATAGCTTAATTTGTTTAATTATCTTCGTATATTGCTTTTATAAACATAATCGAACAATCACATCTCTTACATCTTTTGACGTGTGCCACTTCATAACTTAATTTGTTTGATCACAACTGAATTTGGATTCTTTTTATACCGGTTTTTGGTATGACCTTTTTTAGTTTTATATTCACTAACCAAAGTAAACTCGGGTTCTGAACGCACGTATTGTACATTACTGACTCTGCCTCTTGTCAGTTTTCTACAATTTAGTTTTTGTTTCATAACTTTTCTATTTCAAATAAATATTTCGATTTATACAATAATCATTAAACATAAAACCAATTGACATCCATTTTTCAAACATACCAATGTTATCTTTTGGAATCGATTTCATTTTTTTGATAATTTGGTCAGCAATGTACTGTAAAACTTTTATTTTCATGACTTCTTTATTTTAGATTTTTCTTCTACTGCCCGCTTGATATTTACTATTTACATAATAAATAATTAGGTCAGAATCATATTTATTCTTTACAAAATAAATTTTATAATCACAATCATATTTATTCCGAGTTATATACCATACTCCAGAATTAATATTATCTTTAACACCATATTTATCAGCTGTTATATTGACCCAAAGGTCAGCATCATATTTCTGCGATGTAATATATACTTTATAATCAGCATCATATTGATTTTCGACAATGCACATTTTTTGAGATAAGCAGAATGTGCTTATAATCATAAATGCTAGTACTAATATAATTTTTTTCATTTTATCTCCCGTACATATAGAATGTTTGATTTTTGCCACAGTATCTTGCGTCCATGTTCTTATCAAACATTTCTTTTTTTATTTGATTTTTGGTTTTGCCAACGAATTCACTAATATGTATTTGCTGTACACAGTTAGCGTTACTTGATTTTCTTTTTGTCATGATGTTTATTTTTTTTACTTAAAGTACTCCGCATTGGAATTGAACCAATATGTAACCATTACCCTTTCCACAAGATATAAGCTTGAGGGGATACCGGAGTATGTCATCTATACAAATCAACGTACTCACCAAAATACCGATCAAATACACTAATCAGATTTTCGTAATTACCTGATGTCATTTCAAACATGATCTTTTGTTTATCCAACCCCTGTTGTTTTGCAATCTTGGAAGCATATGCCATAAGAGCATATGCGTTTCCATCTGGTCCAGTTAAATCAATTTTAATTCGCTCGACTCTTAATTCTTTTACATCTTTAATTGCCATGATTATTGTTTTTTGATTTTGAGTTCATCAATTGGAATATTAAATTTCTCTGCAATTTGGTCCATAGATTGAACTTGATAAAGTATGGTATGTTAATTCGGTTTTTGGACGAATGTCTTGAATATCTCCATCGGAATTTTCAAAATAGATTTCATTTCCATTGGAGTCATATTCACATTTTTCCCAAAATCCATTGGAATCTTCACGATAGATTTCATTTCCATTGGAGTCATATTCACGTTTTGCCCAATATTTATCGGAATTTTCACAATAGATTTCATTTCCATTGGAGTCATATTCACGTTTTGCCCAATATTTATCGGAATTTTCACAATAGATTTCATTTCCATTGGAGTCATATTCACATTTTTCCCAAAATCCATTGGAATCTTCACAATAGATTTCATTTCCATTTTCATCATATAGATAAATTGGATAGTTTACTTCTCTAAATAATTTTTTGATTTTCATATTACTTGATTTATTTAATGTTTCTTACAATACGAATGTAATACTTTTTCTGTTACATACCTTCTCTGAGATTGCGTTAAGTAAAATCATTTTATTTTATATTTATGTTCAGCCTTTTCAATGATTTCTTTGAATTCGTACATTCTGTCTGAACCTAATTTTTGAATGCAAAGTTCTATATTTTCTCGATGTTTATTTTCTTTTCTAATTTTCGCATTGAGAATGCCCAATCTTTTTTTGATGGTTTCTTTCTCATCTTTAATATCGATAATTCTTATTTTCGATATAAGGTATAATAATTCAAGATCATTCATAATGTTACTATTTATATTATTTTGTGAAATTTTCTTAAATCGAACTTATTATAATATTACAATTCCGTCTGTTGGTGAGATTTTAATATTTAGTTACGATACGAATATAATACTTTTTTCGTTACGAAACAAGCTTTTTATCACATTTTTTCGATTTTTGATTCCATCAGCAACAATGATAGTTTATTCAATACATAAAACTTCCTTGTTTCTATACCGCTCATGATCATATACGTTTCAAAATTTAGATCTGATCCGATATACATTGGATTCGACGTATAGTCTGTTCTTAGTGATTCCCAAGCTTCACTAAATTCTGTGAAGTTTGGGTATGATTCACTTTTTCTTAAGAAGGACTTAATCTGTTTGATTCTGTCCGCCTTTTCGTCTGATGATAAAATATCTTTTCTCATTCGTCTGAGTATTTGAATAATTCTCGTTTGTTGATTTTTTTTCTTTTATAGTCTTTTTTTGATTTATGAACCTTATTTGATGGTAGTAAATCAATTCCTTCATCAACCAAAATTTTACGACGAACTCCATTTCTCATCGTAATATATTCGCTTTTTTTCATAGCTTTCTAATAAATATTGATTTTTTGGTATTTTTCAGCTTCTTTTTCAGCTTCTTCGAACCATTCAGCTAATTTATAACCAACGGCATAGATAACACCAATTACTGATGTTACTATAAGAATAATAATTACAAAACTTGAGATTGACATGATACTTTTATTTAGAAATTAAAATCATAATAATAACACGGCTTATCAGAAAACCTATATGTTAATCCATTACGTATGATTGAATATTCTTTAACATCTTTATATCCTTTGGTATCTGGATCATATTGTTTTCTGTTATATTCAAATATTTTAATGATGCGTGCTTTTTCTACAGGAGAGTCTGGATTTGATTCAATTTCCCAATCTTGACTTGAATTATTTAGACAGTGTGCTGAGAATCCGCCTGGAATAAATTCCATTTTTGTTTTATTATCACCAATCTTCATTCTCCTGATTTCAATTGTGTTTCCTTTTACACCAACAATTTCAATTGGATTCACATCGGAATGCCAATATAATCCATCATGCTCTACTCCAATCCAGAGATATTCGTTAAAATATGGAAATTGTTTGACAATATCCTTTAACATTTCTGGTGTTACTTTTATTTTGTTCATTTTACTCAATATTAATGATTACAATACGAATATAAACAAAATACTTGAACTATACAAGCTTTTCTTCACTTTTCTTCAATAAAATCAAAGATATTTATGCAATTGCTCCGTGGAATCAAATTTCGCATCTCTACACAGAAATATTCGATCTTGATATTATT